TTCCTTGTGTATTCCATTTGGAAGAAAGCGAGGCATATAGACGTACAGTTCGAAGTTCCTTAACCGATTTCGGTTTAGAAACAGCAGAAAGTATTTCAATACCTGTTGAGATAGCGGATGCGTCACGGATCAGACGGGAGTAAGAGTGAACGAGTTTAATATTTAAATTAGACCCTTCATCCATTATTTCCCAGATGAGATATTTTATCTCTTCTGATCTTATGATACCATAAGCTTCTTCACGGATTGCAACCCACTCTCTGGTTAGACGAGCTAAGTCTTCCATCCCTTTATTTCTTACCATGACCATCCCCTCAGCAAATAAGCTGGCGGATGGGGTAAGCATAAGAAAGGCATCAGCCGACATAGACATCAGTTCTTTTTGAACGCGGTATATTTCATTATAGAATTCTTTATCGAGTGAATCGTAAAGAGCTTCTAGGAATGAACCTCGTTCTAAAAGAGAGAAGTCTCTTCCATTAATCAAACCGAATATATCGCCCTTTATACAGGCCATAATTTGGACAAGATTAATACTGTTATCTGCCACCCTTACAGGTGACGTGATAAGCAGCAGAAGAGCAGGCCCGAGCTGAGGAGGTAAAACTCCTCGGCTTAGGCTCCGTCTAATAACTCTCCAATCTAAATAAGAGTAACAAGCTCGTACTAGATTGATAGGGTTTTTAGGCGAAATAAATCCTTTCCAGATCAACCGGTTTACGAATTCAACTCGAGCTGAAAGGGTAGTAATACCCTTGGCTCGAAAGAAACGAGTGTCTTGTGCATCTATACTCATAACCTCTTTAAGAGATATAGGAGATAGATTTGTATCAGAAACAACATCTTGCGATGCGAACTGAAACATCCCTAATTCAGATACAAAAGACTTCGGTAACCCGATTACTACTCCGTAATTTTTACAAACTTCTTGATAAGACATCGCCACAGCTTTGTTAGCTATAACGATATCATCTCCTAGGATAAGATAATCTTGAAAATTCAAGACGTTTACCCTCATTGCAGAGACATAGACAAGAAAGTGATGGACCAGAGCCATGGAAGCCCAAGATGAAAGGGCCCCCATAGGTTGTCCACGCGAGTATCGAACAAAAAATCGAACTTTATCAATAATTTTTGGTTTAGAATAAACCACCAAATCAAGACATGAGGAAGGAGAATAGGTATATTTATACCGCATCTCTGCCACATACTCTCGATCTACTAATATGTCTAACCAAGCTTTTGCTAATTTATCACCATCGGGTCCAAAGAACGGTTTAAGAACAGCTAAATAAAGCTGTTGAGGTATTAAATCTGTTGCCGCTTTTAAATCAAAAGAAGCAATATATTTATAACCTTTATCTTGAAACGCTTTGGTTTTCCCGAGTTGATCAAATGTTGCATCACCTGGTAAAACTTTAAGTATATCGAAGAGTGAATCATGAATTGGTTTTAAAAACCATTGAGAAAAGTAATCGACTATTGCAAATACTCTCACTTTCCCAGCCGCTTCGTATTTAAAAGATAGTTTCCCCAATTTTAATGCGTCTATCGAAGATGGAGTAGCTTTAAAATCTAATATTCGCTGAATATACGCAGGCAGTTTAAATTTCAATGGTGTAACACCATGAACTTTAGGATCCGAAGGGATAAAATCACTTCGTTTCTCTGCCATTGCACCAGATAACCATAAGGTATCCTCCATCCA